GCAGCTTTGAATGAAGAACCTTCACGCATAAGCTTCTTCATCATATCCATGTGTTTTTTAGAATGATGCTCTGAATGTTTCTTCAGAGTTCTCATCTGACTGAGACTAAGCTTTGCCATTTTTCTTTTTGTTTTTTAATCTACGAACTAATAAGAAATCTTCTTTAGTAAGTTTACCATCACCAGTTTTATCAAGATTCTTTTTTTGTTTGTCTGTTAGTTTTTTCATTTTAAGAATAACCTCCACCTGCTGCTTTGTATTGCCTTACAAGCTGTCCGCTTGCATAAGCACTAGGCCATTTTTTGACCTTTGCTTTTACTTTAGCTTTAATTCTTGCATAAAGCTTTGGGTTTGTAGGTGTAGCCATTAGCCAAATACGTCACTTTTTTCTAGACGAGAATATACACTCTCTGTATATGTAACGTCTTTACCATAGCGAGGATCAGACATAGCAGCTTTTACTTCTGCTGTAGATCTATATGGTGTAGGTCCACTAGCAGCAGCACGACCTGAGTAAAGATTTGGTTCAATTCCCATAGCATTGTTGTATTGTGAATAGATACCTTGAACAGCTAACTTAATAGCAGGTCCATCTCCTGTATCAGTAAGCTTGTTAAAGGCTTGGACTTCTTCAGCAGGTAGATTTTCTATAGCCCAAGAAACCATTTGACCATAGCTTTCATCTCCACCAACTGAGTCTTTAATACCTTGTGCATCTACT